CGGCACCTCCAACTTTTGCCTTTGTAAACAGTCTTCATCTTGTGGCGGATACAAAGCGGCTGGCCGGCGGGTCCGGCCACGATCTTTTTAGAGGGCGCAAGGGGTAGGTTGCCTCTAACCTGTTCATCTTCGCTGGGGGCGTCCGTCGCCGGCACCGACCCCGGTGGTTTCTCTCTTGGCGTCGGGATGGCGTCGTCGATGATCGGTTGCTCCTCGGGAGTGAAAGTCATCGGCGGCAGCTCGTCGGCATTGAGGCAGAACGAGTAGGCTTTCCGGTAGAGGAACTTCCCCGCCGCGACGTCGACAAAGGGAAAACCCAGCAACTGCCGGAGAGCCAGCGCGGACCCGCGATTGGCGTAGGTGCGGCAATCCCTCATGTCGGCGGCCTTGGCGAGGTCGATGACCAGCACGACCGGCAACAGGACCGCCGTCAGGGCGAGGGCGAGAGCGATAGCCCGGGTCTGCCATGTCCAGTTCATGCGCGTCTCCCCGGCGGCAGCAGCGACGGCAGCGAGCCGCCTTTGTAGGCGCTGGCGATCTGCGGGATCAGGCTTTCGCCGACGGTCGCGCCGTCGGGCAGCACGACATGCGGCAGGAAGGCTTCCTCGAAAGTCTCGATCTTCGAGGCGACGCTTTCCAGCTTGGCCTTGATGCACAGGAGCAGCGCCCGCCAGCGTTCGCGTTGTTTCTGCTCGCCCTCGGGCAGCAGCAGGTCGAAGCGGACCCGGCGCTCCGCCGCCTCGAAGACGACGGTGGCGCGGAAAGTCTCCGAGTAGTAGGCGAATTTCTTCGCCCCGTACTTGGCGAGGATGGCTTCGATATCGGCCTTGGTCTTGCTGATCGAAACCTTGGTGCGCGCGGCGTAGGTCATCGAGCCATCACTCCTCGTTCGCAACGCTTCAAGTCCGCCTTGATGTGGTTGATGGTCGAGACGTTGCCGGGGGTGCCGGAAGTGATCACATACCGACCACCGCCGGGCGGGGTGAAGCGCCAGTGCTGGCCCTGGGTCTTCTCGACGGTCCAACCTTTCTTGCGGTACTCGCGAACGATTTTCTCGAGATCACGGGTGGTGCTCATGCTGTCTCCTTTTCTGCGGGGGTGACGATGTCGTAGTCGTGGACGATGACGCCGCGCGTCTCGTCGCCGCGCCGGTGGGCCTTGACCCACCAGCGCCGGCGTTGACACTTCCGGCATTCCCAGACGCCTTTCGTGTCAGGCTCCGACGGCCAGTCGTGGCCGCAGCCCTGGGTCAAACCCCCATGATGATGAAAGTTGCCTCGGACCTGATGGTCGCGCGGCGGGGTCCGGGGAGCGCCCAGCAGGTAAGCCCTTCGGATCGAGCGAACTTTGCCCAACTCGATCTCGACCGTCCGGTAAGCCGTGTAGGTTTGCAGCTTGCCCCGGCTTATCCGCCGTGCCGGCGGGACGTCGGTGAAGACGCAGCGGGCCGGCTGATTGAGCCACAGCAAGAGGGTCCACAAGTTCCGAATGTCGCCGTGCCAGCCGCGCATGTCGGCGGCACGCAGCGGGATCAGCGGCTCGACGGCGTGGGCAGCGAGGATGTCGTCCTGGGCAAGCTGGGCCGCCGTGGTGTTCATGGCGGTGCCAAGCAGAAGAGCCATCTTGCCGTAACGGTGGGCTTTGGAAGTGACCGGCTCCGGGTACTCGGCGTCGGCGTCGCCGAACGCCAGCACCGGACGGTCGCGCCGCGCCATCGAGCCGGGCGGTGCCGTCCAATACATGAACGGGGCCAGGGCGTGCTCGCTGCGCTTGCGCGGCGTGGCGGCGAAGCCGTAGACGCCGGCCCCGTCGATCAGGTAGCCGACGCGGAGGTCGCGATCGTCGTCGGGCATGCCCTGGTCGAGCATGCGGATGCCGAGCTTGGCCCCCGCATCGAAAAAGGCGCGACTATCGAACTCGACATAGGTCGTCGGGTAGGGGGCAATCGCAAACTGCCGGTGATTGACGATCAGTTCAGGGGCCTCGAAGGCAAGCCGGCCGGCGACGGCGCTGGCCTCAGTTGAAAAGTTGAAACGCTGGGCGTTGCGCCAAGCGGAGTAGACCCGCTGGCGCAGGGGGCGGGGATAGTCGGGACTGGGATGGATGAAGAAATCGTCGGGGATCATGGTCGCTGCCTTTCGCTGCTTCGCTTAGGTGGGTAGGTCGCTCACCCGAAAATCTCTTTGATGTCGCGGGACTTCCGAGCGAGGATTTCCTGGATGCGGTCGTCGAGGGTGCCGGACGCGGCGGCGTGCCGGACCAAAACCCCGTCGTTCTGGCCTATTCTGTGAACTCTACACGCGGCCTGATAGTTGTCGGACGGCGAGAAGGAACTCTCGGCGAAAACGACGTCGGAGCACTTCGCCGTCGGCGAGACGAGAGTGATGCCGGTGCCGCCGGCTTGTATCTGGCCGACGAAAATCCTGGCATCGCCCGACATGAAGCGATCGATGGCCAGCTTGCGCTGATCGAGGTTGTCTCTTCCGTCGAATTTGACCGGCTTATACTCGGCGAGCAGGCCGACATATTCGTCGATAACCCGGTGATGGACGCACCAGACGACGAGGCGGCGATCGGGATCGTCACGAAGCAGGTCGACCACCCACTCGACGATCGCCGGGATTTTGGCGAGGCCGAGATTTTGGATTTCCGACTTGACCTTGCCGCCGGCCAGTTGCGTCAGAAGGTCGTCGTCATCAAGCCGTTCAAGGTCTACCCAATGCGCATGTTCTCCGCGCACCGACACCGGCAGGACGACGAAGTCGATCGGCGGCAACTGGGGAAGAACGTCTTTCTTCCGGGCCTTGACCACCATCGGCGCGATCCGCGCTTTCAAGTCGTCGGTGTTCTTGGAGCCGGTGACCTGCTCGACCCAATGATTGTTGACCTTGAACTGCCTCACTGTGCAGTAACGATTTTGGAACTCGCCCTCGCGCATGGGTTTCCCGGTCACCGGCGACACGATCAGGTCCGGACGCAGGTGATAGAGCAAACCCCACAATTCGCCGGCGTGGTTGGGAGCCGGGGTTCCGGTCATGGGATGAACCCAGCCGAGCTGCCCCTCGCCAAAAAGATCGAAGACCCGCTTGGAGCGGTTCGACTTCGGGTTCTTGAGGTAGTGAGCCTCGTCGATGACCGTGGCCTCGAATGGCCCAGTATCTCGCAGATGTTGGGCCAGCACCCCCGCCGTCTCCGACATCAAACCATAGGAGACGAGATAGACGCCTTCGCCGGCACTCATCCGCGCCGGGGCGGTGACGATGCGCGGATGACCCGGCCACCACTTCGCGATCTCGGCTTCCCAGACCAGCACGACGCTGTGCGGGCAAAGGACAAGCACCCGGCGGTGGCCGCGCGCGATCAGCGCCTCGATGGCGACGCGGGACTTGCCCAGGCCAGGGTCAAAAGCGTTGAGGATCGGCCGGCGGGCCGTCGCGATCGAATTGACCGCCGTCTGCTGGTAGGGGTAGAGGGCCGGGGTCATCTGAACCGTTCCCACAGAATGAAGGTGAATGCGCCCAGCCCGCAAAGCGCGCCGACGAGTTCGAACCAATCCCCAAAACTCATATTTTCTGCTCCTGCCACCAGAGCGCCATGAGCAGCGCCTCAGCCCTGCCGGCGTCTTTCTTGCGAGACAGGTTTTTCGCCACGCCGGGGAACCTCTTCAAAGCCAAAGCCCGGGCGTCTTCCTTGTCGGGGCCAAGCCGGAAGTGTCGTTTCCACAAGCCGGGAGCGACCTCGATCATCTTGAAACCGAGACTGGCGACGACCCCGTGAATAATGCCGAGGCCCATGCCGAACCTGAACGAGGAACTGATCCCTTGTTTGGGAAAAGCGTTCACCTTCTCGACGACGACGATGTCGGCTCCGGACCCGGCGACCATATCCGCCAAGCCCACCGCGCTGACCATCTTGCCGGCCACCGGGACGTCGTCACAGAGGCAGACGCCAGGGCCGTAGAGGCCCCACGCGGCTGAGACACTTCCGGGATCAATGCCGAGAACGATCACGGGGCATTCCTCGTCGCTTGCCGCTTCCAATAGCCGGCGTCGGCGATCGCATCGTCAGCGAGCTTGTGCAGCTTGCGGTTCTCGGCTTCCAACTCGATCACGCGCGCCTTCAAGCGTTCCCGCTCGCCATGCTCAGGGGCGTTGTAGAGTTTTGCCCAGGTCCGGGAGACGATGTCTTCCTTGCTGTCGGCGCTGCTCATAGCTGCACCTTGTCCTTGACCAGAAGCTGGCCGACGTTGGAGATCGTCCCCTCTTTCATGGCCCACTGGAGGAACAACGGCACCCATTGGGAAGGAACCCTTCCCTTGAAGCGCCAGCCATTGATCGTCGTCGGCGACGGCGCGTCGTAGCCGGCCTTCTTGATCCGCTTCACGATCTGCGGGCTGGAGCCAAGCGACAGGAGCAGGCCCTTGTAGTCCCAGATCGGCACGATCACGCTCTTTTTGCGGGTCGTCAAAAAATCATGTGGCATCGGTCTTCCGTCCGTGTTTCAAATCCACTATCGTTACCCATATAACTGTTTTCGCAACAAGGTCAAGCCGCCCCGTGCAAAACGCCCCCGCCATCTCGCTGGACTTCGAAACGTTCAACCTTCTTGACTTGAAACAAGTCGGGGCCGAACTCTATGCGGCGAGCTATTCTCTCGAAGTGACTGTCATCGCCTGGGCGATTGAAAACGGCCCCGTCAAGAGCGTGACAAATCCCAGGGTGCTCCCCGCCGAGATCGCTTCTCATCTTGCCCAGGGGGGACGGCTAAGGGCCTGGAACGCGGCTTTCGAGTGGGCGATCCTCTTCAATCACTACAAGCTTCAAGTCCCCTGGGAGAACGTCGACTGCACCATGCAGCGCGCTCTTTATTCCGGATTACCTGCCTCGCTGGAAAAAGCCGGCATGGCCCTCGGCCTCGCCCCCGGCATGCTCAAGGACAATGTCGGTCACCGGCTCATGTTACAAATGACGAGGCCCCGCCTCGGCGGCGGCAAGTGGCACAAGGACGACCCCGGCAAGCTGGCGAGGCTTGAACTCTACTGCCAGCAAGACGTCATCGCCGAACGGGAGATCGCTTCCCGGCTGGCCTACCTGCCGGAAACCGAACGGCGCGTCTCGCTGCTCGATCATCAGACCAACCAGCGGGGGATCGCCCTCGACATCCCGCTCATCCAGAGCCTGACCGACCTCGCCCGCGAGGAAACCTCTCACCTCAATCAGGCGTGCGCCACCCTGACCTCGGGCGCGGTGACGTCGCCGGGGACGCAGACCGCCAAACTCACGGCGTGGCTGCAAGCCAAGGGCGTTCCGGTCTCCGACGGCCTCGACAAGGCAGCAGTCGCCGACCTCCTGGCCGGGGTCGCTGCCTATGCCGGCGACATCAAGCAAGTATTGGAGCTGCGCCAGGAAGTAGCCAAATCCTCGACCCGCAAACTCGTAGCGATGACCCGATGTGCCGGATCAGACCACCGGGTCCGGGGCCAGCTCATGTATTATGGAGCGAGCCGAACAGGACGCTTCTCGGGCAAACTTATACAGCCGCAGAACATGCCCCGGCCGACTTTTACTAAGCCAAACCTCAAGAGCGCCATCACTGCCATCAAACAGGGGGCCTCTCGCGACACCATCGACGAACTCTTCGGAAGCCCGCTCGACGTCGTCGCCTCGGCACTTCGGTCCTGCCTTGTCCCCGGCCCCGGAAAACTTTTCGTCTCCTATGACTTCAAGCAGATCGAGGCCCGGGTCCTGGTTTGGCTGGCCAGGGCGCTAGACACTCTCAAAGCTTTTGCCGACGGCGAGGACATCTATGTCCGCGAGCAGAAGAAGATCGGTCTGGCGTCACGCTTAGCCGGCAAAGTGGTGGTTCTGGCTTGCGGCTTCGGCATGGGCGCGCCCCGCTTCCTAGAGACTGCCGCGACCTACGGCCTGATCATCACGCTCGCCCAGGCCATCCAGATCGTCAGCGACTGGCGCGAGGCCAACCCCGAGATCGTCGATCTCTGGTACGCCTTCGAGCGAGCCGCCAGGAAGGCGCTCTTTAGACCGGGGGTGGCTTTCCCGGTGGCCGGCGGCAAGGTCACCTTCCAGGCGCGAGGGGCGTCGTTCATGGAGCCGGCGACGCTGGCGATGACGCTTCCGTCGGGGAGGCAGCTTTTCTATCGGAACATCCGGACGGTGCCGGACCCGTCGCGACCGGGCAAGGGCGGCGACCTGACCTATTCGGGCATCGACCAAACCACAAGGCAGTGGGTCGACGACATCCGCACATGGGGCGGAAAACTCGTCGAGAACGCCGTCCAGGCAACTGCGCGGGACGTTCTGACCGACGCTGCTTTGCGGGTAGACGCCGCCGGTTTCGGCGAGCTAGTCTTGTCGGTTCACGACGAACTGATCTGGGAAGTCCCGACCAGCCTAGCTGCGGAAAGAGCCAAGGCTATCCTGGCCTGGGTCGAGAAAAGCCCCGCCTTCGCACCGGATTTGCCGATCGGTGCAGAAGGCGGGGTTAAGGCAAGCTACGGCGTCTGACGGCCATACCCTCCAACCGCAAAATCAGAGGAGAATTTTTCTACCATGTCTCTCGACAAGACGCCAACCCCCCTCCCACCCTTCAAAGAACCAGCATTCGTACCCAAACAAATCCTGGCTCTACCCCAATGGATTTGCTGGCGGGCGGTCTGGGACGCCGACAAGCTGAAGTGGGACAAGAAGCCGATCTGCGTAGCTACAGGGGACGGTCGCGGCTTCACCAAAATCGAGATGGGTTCAACCTACGACGACGCCGTCACCGCCACCCGCAGGCTCAACCTCGCCGGCGTCGGCTTCGTCTTCCACGCCCACAACCGCCTGATCGGGATCGATCTCGACCATTGCCGTGATCCGGCCACCGGGGTGATCGAGCCGTGGGCGCAAGCGATCATCGACAAGGCCGAAACCTACGCCGAAATCTCGCCTTCCGGCACAGGCGTGCACCTGTTTGCCCTCGGCGATCTGGCCGGGACGACAGCGATCAAGAACACCCCGGCCCAGGTCGAGATGTACGCCTCGGGCCGGTACTTCACGATCACCGGCGACCACATCGAAGGCACCCCGGGCGAGGTCAACGAAGCACCCCTCACGCTGGCCGCCCTGCATGACCGCCTGACGGCCTTCCCGGCGGGTCCGGCTCCTGGAGCTGCCACCAGCCCGAAAGCGCGTCAGGCTCCCGCCGTAGGCTCCGCCGACGCCTTCTCGCAGCATGTCTACAAGACGAGCTTCTTCGGCCGGATCAACGACCTTGC